GGGGCTAACAATGGGCTTTGGCTAATGCTCACCGATATTGGCTCGCTTTATCGTGTGAATTGGCAGGAGATAGCCGAGACCCTTATCACCTACGCAAGAGAGCAGGAGGCTGTCAATGCTTGAGGTTTCTACTAAGTGGCAAGACGGGGCGTTGTCCTCGCTGGTTTATCTCGCCGTAATTATCGGCGTGCTTTGGATACTATCTAAAATTGAAATCAAAGAGAGAGAGGGCAAGAAATAAAATGGGCGCAGATTTATTACTAACTTACGTTGAGATAAAGGAAACAAGAGAGCAAGCACAAAAGCGGTTAGACAGCTTGGTGCTAACGGAGGAGGACTTGGGCAGGTTCGAGGATACTGGCTATTATTTTTGGGAGGATGAGGAGTTTAGCGAGGAGGTGGCTAAGCAAATGCGGGAGAAGTTACAGACCTCTCTGAACTGTGTTTATGATTCGGCAGAGGGCAAGACTTACTCTAGAGAGGTAACCACTTTCACAATAGACGGCAACCGCACTTTCCTAATCACAGGCGGGATGTCGTGGGGAGATGAACCCTCAGATTTCTTTAGTGACTTTTGGATATTCTTTGAGTTCCTCGGGTATCCCTCTCACCTGTCGCCCGATAGCCAACAAGCGAAAGAGTGGGAGGCCGTCAATGCCTAGATATACCTTCAGAGTAGAACAAACGATCGAAGTTATAGCCTCGTCTTACCAGTCTGCGGAGAGCAGATTACCCCTCTATCCTGAAGGGTTTGAGGGTGGGAGCTGGACAATAGTAGAGGAGAAGTTAGAACTATTAGAGGAGGCGGGTATCAATGGCTAAGTGCGGAGTATGCGACCAACACTATGGCGAAATGCTGGTAAAGCACGGCGAAGTCTGTGAGGATGACAGAGTGGGGGAGAGAGTGACCTACTCACCTGAAATAGATGACCTAATCAAAATGGAGGAGGAAGGTAATGAGTAAGACAAATGTAATCGAGTGTGACTGTGTAGATGTGTGCGGTTGGACTAAAGACCACACACTAGAGAAAGAGGGCCAGTGGTGGGTCTGCTCTAACTGCGGGACAGAACTATGGGACAAGGATGAGAAGGAACAGTTGATTTCCTTTGACTGCTCAATACACGGAGAACAGGACTGGATGAGATAATGAATAAAGAATACTATCAAGCAAAGGCAGACCTCTGTCAGAGACTAGCTATCAAGCAAATGGTAGAGGGAGAACACAAGGAGGCGGGGGCTAACTTGATCCGTATGGTCAATGCCCTCAATGAACTAAACCTAATCAAATACAAGGAGGAGAAGGACAATGCCTAGATACCAGATAATTGAAGGGCAATACAATTATGAAGTGGAAGCAGACAACTATACAGACGCGCTACAAATGGTAGCGGAGTGGGATAAGGAGGAGTTATGAAGCTGGTCAATTTCTATGAGGTAATGGACAGGAAGGGTGACGTTGCTTGGGGTGGGGCTAGTGTCACCGAAGCGGTGGAGTGGTTTAGACGTGGGCTAGACAACTCTATATTTGTGAGCGTGTGGAACGAGGAGGACATTGAGGAACCTATCCTGATAACTGAAAAGATAGAGGTCACAGCTCTACTGCTGGCTACCATTACGAGTGAGAGGGCGAGAGCGTGATAATTCTAGGCGTAATAGCGGTCACCATAATTGCCTACCTACTAATAGTATGGGAGGATAATCTCAATGAACACGATAGATAAACGCAGAGAGTCAGCTGAGAAGCGAGCTGTAAGAATAAGAAACTATCAGAGGGCAAGGGGTAGGGCGTTAGTGCGTCTTGCTCAGCAGTATCCCGACCAATACAAGGACTTACTTGAGCAGGAGAGGTTAGCTGATGAAGCGCAGGACAAAACTTGGCTTGATATTACTGGCAGGACTCGTTCTAGTATGGGCGAGCCAGCCTCACACCCAGCAGGTAAAGCTACCCAAAGACCTGGTGGTAGTGGGGAAAAAAGCAACGTGGGAGGAGAAAGGTGAGAACAAGGACACCGCGAAGCAATACGCTTGGGTTGCGTTTGGTTGGAGAGACAGAGAGTGGCTCTGCCTCCACGATTTATGGACCCGTGAGAGCAGGTTTGACCACCTCGCAACCAACCAACAAGGAAGCTCAGCTTTTGGAATTGCTCAAATGCTTGGAGAACAGAGTCGAGATCCTAGAGTCCAAATACTTAGAGGTCTGCGATACATTTCAGAACGTCACGGCTCGCCTTGCCGCGCTCTCGCTTTCCACAATAAACGAAATCATTATTGAGGAGGACAAGTGCTAACAGGAGTGTCCCTATTCGCAGGTGTCGGTGGCTTTGACCTAGCTATGGAACGCAACGGAGTGAAGGTTGTAGCCACAGTAGAGATAGACAAGAAGTGTAATGAGGTGCTTGCTAAGCACTTCCCAACAGCTAAACAATTTACAGATGTTCAACAGGTGACAGGAAAGGATTTATTAGATGCTGGATTTGACCCAACAAGAGGAATTATTACAGGAGGATTTCCCTGCCAAGACCTCAGCGTCGCTGGCAAACGTGCTGGTTTGGCTGGCGAAAGAAGCGGGTTATTCTGGGAGATTGCTAGACTTGTGGAGGAAACGCAAACAGAGTGGTTCATCCTCGAAAATGTCCCTGGTTTATTATCCTCTAACGGAGGGAAGGACTTTGGAATCGTTCTCGGGGAGATGGCCCAACTCGGGTATCGTGTCGGATGGCGTGTCCTTGATGCTCAATACTTCGGAGTACCCCAGAGAAGGCGCAGAGTCTTCATCGTTGGCTCACGTTCTGGAGACGCAGAGCGTATCGGAAAAGTATTATTTGAGCGCAACAGCGTGCGAAGGGATACTACGCAGAGCAAACCGCAGGGGCAAGACTCTGCCACCAGCACTACAAGAAGCTTTGGTCAGACAGGTTTCGCAAAATACTCCGAAGGAGTGACGACCCTTACTGCTACCACATACAAGAGGCCCGAAGACAATGTTGTAGTTTATCAAGAGTAGAAGGGCGCAAAGTGATACTGACTATGAAACGTGGGTGGAGGGAGAGGTTGTGCCTACTCTAAACTCTTTTGACAATGGAGATATTAGGACAACAACCATAATTCTATTCGAGGATAACCGCAGAGATGGGGCTAGGTTCTATGACCAGAGTCCTACATTACAGGGATATATGGGTACAGGAGGAAACAATATGCCAATGGTTCTAATGCGTATGCGTGAGGGCAAACCAGGTGGAGGTAAAGGACCACTACTATCGGAGGACAGAAGCTTGACTATCGCAACTAACAATGATCAGACACTATTTACTGACTCATCAGTAAGACGCTTGACACCTGTTGAGTGTGAAAGACTACAAGGTTTCCCTGATAACTGGACCGAAGGTCAGTCAGACTCTACAAGATATAAACAAATGGGCAACGCTGTAGCTGTGCCTGTTGTTGATTGGCTTATTGCTGGTATTGTTGATGAAACAATGATAGACTAATAGAATTACTGAGATTTCCTTATCCTTTATCTCAGTAATAGATAACCCCGCAGACCAAGAGTGCTAACTGCGGGGTTATTTTATTTCTTATGGTCAGTTGAATAGAACCCTGATCCTCTGAAAGATACAGGAGGAGAGGACCAGAGCCTATTCATTATTTCGCCGCAGTCAGAACAGAGGGGGGCACTGGCTTCGGCGTAGATTGAACGCTCAACCGAGGAGGTCGTTGAGCAGTTCGGACATTTGTATTCGTATATCACTGATATGGTGACTCTCCACCTAGATTATTTTGTAGTTTGCGTAAAGCATTTTGGCAACGCCTGTCGGCGGTAGAGGTGGCGCACTCTAGATAAACTGCCAGCTCTTGAAGGGTATTGTTCTCGTGGTATCTCTTGATGAGAATATCTTTATCAACCACATCTAGTTTGAGGTAAGCCTTCTTGATGTCAATGAGTGTGGCTAGTAGGTTGCCACCTTCAGCGGGAGCTGACTGCTTCTTAGGCTGACCATCATTGATCAAGTTCTGTGCCTGTTCTAGCACTGTGTTATCTATAACCGAGGCGATAACGTGAGGGAGAAGTTGAGCAATAACAAAGGTGTCATAGAAGGCTTCATCTCCAGGCTTGTATCCACTACGAACCGCCTTCTCTTTACGAGCGTAGCGTTCAGCGTGACGCTTCATCTGCCAAGCAATACGCTTCTCGTTGATAGTTCTTTGTAGCACGTTCTCCTCTGACAGTAGTCCGTCAAGGTGGGTAACGCGGGTGAGATACCAGGAGTAGCACTCCTGTATAACGTCATCTCTATCAACGTAGCCTCTATACCTACGGGCAATAGTGTTGGCTACGCTAGGAGCTATGTCGTATATCGCTGGGTGTATGTTGTTCATTGGCTCTCTTATTCATCTCTTCAACGTAACGGGCAGCCTTCAATCTTTTCGCTTCAGCAATCTTCTTACGGCGCAGTGCATCCTTATACCAACTATGCTTCTCAGTCATTACTCAATCCATCCTTTGAGATGGTCATAGAAAGCACCACAAGTATTGCACTTACCATCACAGTCACCGCAAGTATCACAGGTTTCTCCGTAACAATAATTAGCATCCTCGTGGGCGCACTTAGTCATTGGGTAACTCAGGCCATTTTTTGTCGAGCACAAGGATAGCGATAGCGGAATAGTTCAATAGATCTATGAAGGAGTCTCTGAGGGACTCGTTGCTGGGAGATGTCTTGCTATCAAGGAGGTTATTGATGCGAGCCACTTTGTCCCACATACGCACCCGTAGTCCGTTGAGTGGGCCACCTGGAGATAGAGCGATGTTCTTTGGGCCGTAATCGTGATGCTTGCGGATGAGCAGATTTCCTGCTCCATCGAGCACACGCCACACGTCATTGATGAACTCATCATCTATCTTCTTGCTGGCATCGGCTGGCAAGTTATCGTACCAGCTTTGTAATCTATCGAAACTATTGTCATCCCCATATCCATCAATAATCTGGCTGCCTCTTGCAACTCTTTCTTGCTCACTCACTGCACTCCTCCTACTAGATTGGCTGTTGATTCTTTTCCGTGTGCCAGATAATAGTCTGTGATGTCCATACCTGGTGGTAATTGTATAATCTGTGAGTTGGCTACCTCACCTGCGACACGCCTTGAGAACTCTGCCCCAGGGTTAGTGCCATCCTCTTTCACATCATTGTCTCCGACAATATAAACCACATCAAAACCATTGAATAACTTTGGATAGAACGGCTTCCAAGCTGCCACTCCAGGAACCCCTACTGCTGGAACTCCCACTACCGCATCCATAATAATCGCATCGAACTCACCCTCGCAGACAACGATTGATTTAGTTGGTGACATAGTTGCAGTCACATTGAATAGGTGAGTCTTCTGTCCAACAGGTGAGCCATACTTAGGCTTGCCATCATCTAACCTGCGGAACTTGAAACCAACGCAGATATCCAAAGCGGTAAAGTAAGGTATTGATACCCAACCTTCATAAC